GTTTTAGCCAGGGCGGTGGGTTTGGGACTTGTGTCCTTCTTCTGGACGCCGACGGTTACCAAGCCGTCGGCGCTAGTTACTAGCAGCAATGCTAGTGTACTCAGAAGTAAGGACTCAGGGAACATCCTTGTGGCGTCCTGCCTTTGTGCAGGCGTCAGGGGATGACCAACCTACCGGATTCTAGTTCTACAATCCTCTCACGAAGAGGGGACTAGCCCTAGCGGGTAGGTCAGGGCCTGAGCTTAGTTGCCTTAGCGACGCTAAGAAGCAGCTAGAGAGTCCTTGAGGACATCACCTATTTCTAGTGTGAGACCCTCTCGGATCATCTCAATGGCTCCTGGTTCCTGCCACTCGAAAGCCAGTGGAGAGGTTGCTAACACCGACTTGATGACCGACATTCCCCAGTGTGTGTCTTTCGACGCAGACTGAAGTAATGCTAGGTCACCACTCGGTGCTAGCCCCCAAACTGCTGGTGATAGGCGGTCTCCTCGTCCAAGACGGACCGACAGATCCATTATCTCCATTTCAGAGTGCTCTGTTTCCAGAGGCTCTGTCATAAGAGACAGTGAACCTGCCGGGTGGCCCACGTCTATAAGTTCACGAGCAAAGCGCAATAAGCGCGGACTCGCAAACTCAAACGTGGCGCCACTAGCTTTCCGATCTGGTGCCGAGAGTACCCATCCGTGAAGGAGGGACTCAAGGTTGCCAGAAAGGGTTGCTATCCACTTGGCGTGAGATTCTCGTGCTTTTCGGATCCTTCGGATCTCGAAATGCCGATAAATCTCCTCAACCAGGCCGCCAATCTCATCACATGGTCCGATCAAATCGGTACCTGGTGAGCGTTGCAGCGATGGAAGCCGGGAGAATCCTCCTAAGACACCCTGCAGAGTTCCTAATAGGATCTCAGGAGCAGCACTTAGGAGCCCGCCCCATAGCGCTGGCGTCACCGAGAGCGGTGCGCCTGGTCCGAGTAGGGATACAAGAACGAATCGCCACTTTCTTACCAATCCCATGGATGGGAGAAGGTAAGTGATCGCAGCGAGAACGGATTGCCCCGAGACTTCCCACCCTCGACGCAAGGCCACGTCAACCAGGACTCTAAGCCCTGAAAGACGCGTCCCCGCGAGGATGATGAGAGATCCCGGCATACCAGTGACTTCCTGTCCTTTCCGAAAATGCCGCTTGGCAAATTCGGCGGCTCCAACCCCTATCAACGACTTTGAGTCGTTAATAGAGACTTGGAACCACGACATGAGGTCACGGTACTCCTCAGCTACATCATCATCGGCAATGACTATGTCATCACCGAGAAGAACGTAGCGTTGGAACAACCGGTCGTGCCCCGCCCGCATGGCAGCTATCTGGACCACAACATGGTGAGTCAGCGCAAAGCTGGCCCACGATGAAAGTGTGCCCATAGGCTGCCCTGCGGAATAGCGATAAGCGGCGCCCTTGTACCAATAATCGCGCGCTGTGAGAAGGTGCAACCATAAGGCTGCTGCCCGATCTCCAATTAGGACGCTCAAGACCATGGCAATAAAGCCTCCCGGGAATCGGTCTGTGGCTGCTGACAGATCGAAGCAATAAAGCTTCTGATTCGTCGCAGTCCAGGCCGCAACCCGGTCGGCCGCCTTGCCTTGGTCCCAGGTACCATCCATAGGTAACTTCTTGAGAACCTTCATCAGGTAATCGTGAAGCCCCTTACAGATGGTCTGGGTCCAGTAGTCAGAGATCGCGAAAACTCTCTTCTTACCGCACGGTTCGTCCTTCACGCCTAACTTCCATAAGGAAGCGAAGCGTTGAGGTAGAACCCGCAGTAGGAAAGGGAGCTCAGCGACGACTGATCCTGTGACGAGAGCGAGGGCCTCTACACGGCTAACGAGGGACGGTACCCCAAGGAGTTGAGCAAACTCCTTGAACGTGGCCCAAAGGTCGCTTCCCTGCAAAGCAAAGGCGTCCCAATGGGCAGCCAATGTTGCGTGACCATTAGGTCCCTGGCGGTTGGATTTAACTCCTTCCACTGGAACCTTTGGTGCAACATAGGCCCGTACCCCAAGCCACTTAAGGGCCATCTTGATCTCCTTCATCATCCGATTCCGCTTACTTTGGGAAGGGTCCCATTTCGTCGGCTCGGTAATGTTAGAGAACTTGATGACCCCCTTATGGTAGACGGTCCTCACAAATCCCAAGAGAGTGAGGGCAGCCCGAATGGCAGCGTTGTTCCCATCTAATATCCCCTTCCGGATTGCTCCGGGGAGGATAGAAGGTAGGCCCTTTATCAACCCTACACTGGATTTCCCTTGCGGGGATCCAGCTAGGTATTGAAGAAGGCAACGTTGACACTCCTTAAGGTACATCCCTAGACCCACTTTACCTCTCGCCCAGTGTATCTTTGATACACGGGTGAAGAAAGTAGATGTGGTATCTAGGAAACCCACGGGCAGCCCCAGAGCGCCTAGGATAAAGCAATAAAGCTTTACCCAGGAGTGCTCGAATGCTGCAGACATAGGTCCCTTTGGCATTCTTAAGAATGTATCAGTGAATTTATTCATTGGTATATAATTAAGTTGTTAAAGGTGATCTACTCCGTGTCACGGCTCAAGACTTGGCAACCAAGGAGCATTGCTGTCGCCAGGAGGCGTGACCATGGGGTCCAACGGGGAGTAGCCGGGACGCTTTCCATCTAAGGAAGTTCACGGTGGTATCCCAATCCAACTCGATCGACACCAAAACATGCTCTTACGAACACGCTTCGGCGTGAGGTCATCAGACCGGGCCCGTGAGACGCCCGCCGCCGGATAGTATCCGACG